AACTAAATGATGTACCATTCTTAGCTTCATTTTCTAAAAATGTTTCTATTTCAGTAGCATCTTCATCATCAACATTAAAAGTAAGATTCCAAACTTTAGGATCTTGATTTAAACCAAAAGTAGTTCTTTGTTGGTAGCCATCGCCAAACTGTGTAATACGTTGAATTGGTTGACTACGTTTTGTAGCAGAATATTGTGGATTGTAGTCAGGAAAAGTAGCCATTATCTGTTAAGTAAACCTCCAGGTCTTTGTTGCTTAACAAGTTCTCCTTGAACAGCAGCAGCTATCAATGAACCAAGTTCCTGTCCTCCAGCATCATCGCCTTGAACATCTGAACCTGATGCGTCTACATTAACAACAACATTGTTAGTACCGCCACCTCCAAGTTTATTATTTGGCACAATCGTTCCAGAGGATCTTGGTACGAATAATTCTGGGCCTTTTTCTCCTACGATTGAAGGTTTGCCTACTGGTGGTCTACCTCCGTTAGCAAATAAACCAAGAGCACCTAATAATCCTCCTCCTGGCTTACCAGCCGACCCTAATATTGAACCAAATAATCCCTGATTAAGTGCAAGATCTAAGAATTTATCAGCAATATTATTTAACATATCACCTAAAGTTGATGTTCCTTTTATCAGTCCTTTAATGCCTTCTTTAATATCATTATTTATTGAATCACTTAGAGACTCAAAAGCAGCATTTATATTTATAGCATTTTGTTCAAATTCTTTCGCTTCTTTATTTTTTTCTATTAAAGCCCTTATATTTAATTCTCCTGTTTCTAATAACTTTAATTCTTCTGCATTTAAATTTTTTGTAATAGCTTCAATTTCTTTTTGTATAGTAGCTTCTTCTAATCCTAAAGTTTTAATTTGTTGAGCAAATTTTATTTCTTCTTGCATTTTATTTATCTTTTTCTGAGCACTAGCAACTCTTGCAGCATCAATGTCTAATAATTCTTTACCCGTTGCTCCTTCTGTTCCTGAGCCTCCAACAAATGGTGAATCAGGATTTACTTGTTTTACCAAACTAAATTTTCTTATAGCCTGTTTGCTTGCCTCAGTTACATTTAAGCCTTCAACATTTGTTCCGATAGGTGCTCTTAAAATTCTGTCAAGCTGAGATTGGTTAAATGTTTCTAAAACACCTCTAAAATCTTTTATAAATTGATCTTCTTTTGGCCCAAGATTTACAGTTCCTTTCCCTTCTCCAAGAGATACCTTATTACCTTGTTCTATTAGTGCATTAATAAATTTAAGAACATTTTTAAGTGGCCCGGCTAATGCTATTTGAAGAGTAAGACTTATTTTTGTCAGTTCTGTATTCAATTCTTCAGAAACTTTTGCTGCTTCTCTTAAATCTTGTGCTCCATCTTCTCCTAATACTTTAATTAGTTCTTCAGATAATAAAGATGCTAATTTTTCTCTTTCTCCTAAAGTTTGTAAAATTTGTGCTCTAGTTGCTGCTTCTTTACTACTAAATAAAGATTTCTCTTTTAAAAGACTAAAAGTACCATCAAGTGTACTTAAAGCCTTACCTAGCTCAGTTATTCCACCCACGATATTTGATATTGTCTGAACTGCTGCTGTGGCTGCGATACCTCCTGCAAAGCCACCCATACCACCAAACATTCCACCAACACCACCACCAAGACCACCAGCTATTGAAGCAACTGGCCCTTGACCAAATAACAGAGGAAAAGCACCACTAATCGCTGCACTTTGAAAATCAAATCCTCGTTTAATTCCAATGCTTTGAGCAAATGATGGTCTAGGTTGTGGGCCAAATACTCCTGGGCCAGATCCTGCAAAATTTCCTTGTCTTATAGCAGTCATCCTTGCACTTTCTTTAGCTTGTTTAGCTATTTCTGCTGTAGTTAATTTTTGTGTTACTAATTCTTTTTCAGCAATTGCTAATTCTCTATTTGCAGCAGTGAATTTACCAACTGCTGCTTTGTTTTCTGCTCTTGTTAAACGAGCTTTTATTGTTTGTATTTTTTTGTCTTTATTATTTAAGTTAACTAATTGATTTCTTATTCTTAATGATTTAGTTTGTAATCTGTTTATTTGTGTTTCTAATTTTTGTTGATCACTTAATTGATCTTTTCTTCCTACAGGCCCAACAGCTTTGTTTATTTTATTTACATTGGTATTAATAGCATTTAACTTATTTAATAATTCATTAACAGCCTTAAGACCTTTTACATCTATTTCTATACTTGCCTTCGTTCTTGGGGCCACAACAAAACAATAAAAGGTTACTTTATTCTAGCTTATCTCCTTCGTTTTGCTTTTTCAAATTCTTTTTCCTGTTGTTCATTAACTACTTGAAAATATGAACTCCAACCTATAAGTTCATCTAAAGTCATATCTCTTACTTCTTTTAAACTTTTCCCTAATTCTTTGGCTACACCAAATTGAAGCATCATAAAATTATCTTTCTTCAACTCAGCAACTAATCTTTTGGGTCAATTATCTCCTCTTCTTCTGTAATTACTGCAAGCATTAATTTTTGCAAGTCGCTGTCCTTAACTTCATTTTTTAATACATCAATTTCTCCTACATTGAAAAGTCTTCTACCAGTTTCGTCTAATGCTTTTGCAAGTAATAACTGTAATGCAAAACTATTGTTATCGTCTTTAGATAACCTTTGTGCTCTATCACGTTCTGCCATAGTTAATGGTGTTACATACATTTCAAAGATAGAACCATCAGATAATTCAACTTCTTTCTTTTTTGGTTCAAGATTTGCAGCTTTTCTAAGCCTATCTAGTGCTGATAAATTACTTACCATAAAAATAAAATAGTATACTATTATTCTAATGCAAAGCATAAAAAAAACCCCAGATAAACTGAGGTTCGTTAAGTTATGCTAATTTAAGCTGTTTTAGATAGGTCGAATGTAGGAGCAGCACTTGGTCTAAAAGCTATCTCTACAACTTGTCCGTCATCTGGGTTTACGTTAAAACTTGCAGAAGTAAGAATAATATCTGCCAAAATTGATCTACTTGCGTTTTGATCTACATTAGCACCACTCATCTGACGATCAATATACAATCTTACCTTTGCACCAGCTTGCTGACGTTGAATAACATCTTCAACCATTCTACTGGATAGAAGTGTGTCATCATCTGTTGAATAAACACTAGCAGAACCACTACCATCAGCAAAACCTGAAATAAAGGTTCTAAATGGTGCTGTTTGAGTAACAGTTTGACCAATACTTGTTACATCAATTTCTGCCCTGGTTATCTCAAAACTCCACTCTCTTACAGATCCAACAACTAATGGTGCTGTAAATGTAATGCTTGCAAATGTTCCAGCCACAAAAGTAGGAGATGCTGAAGCTGTTACTGCTGCTCCTCCTGCTGTTGAAGAAACTGTCATAACACCAGTTGAAGCATCATAAGTTTTTACAAAATAATCTGCTGCTGGAATACAGTTGGTTACTGTAGATCCTGCTGGATATGCAAGTGTTACTGTGTCATTTACTCTAAAACCCAACTGAGATCCAACAGTAATGTTTCCTCCTGATGAAGGGAAAGCTGATGCTGTAAGAGTTGTTACGCTTGTACCAGCAGGAGAATAATATAACGCTCCCGAAGTACCCGATAGAACTGTAGCCATGATTAATAATTCTAAGGTTTGAACATACGGGTACTACCCGATATGTCTATAGGATAGCGTAAATTGACGAAAAGATTCAAGGAGTTAACTGAGCTTGAAAATTTGTTTCTATTCTTGACATAAAAAATGGATACAGTCCTTTTCTAGATTCTTGACCACCCTCTACTGTTGTGAAACTCGGTCCATCAATCTGGCCCATGCGTAAATAGACTCCGCTTGTTGACTTTGCTGTGTTATCTAAAGTATTTAGTGTTGTAAATGCTGTTGTAGCAAGGGTTTGATTTCTAGCTGGCCCTTTATTCTTTTCTGTGCATATTCTTGTTATGATTATTCCTCGAATATGATTATGAGAAGAGGTAAGTGCAGTTTCAGTTGTTAGTCCAAATTTTATGTTTACATGAATAAATTCATCTACGCTATCAGATAAAACATTGTAGAAATTATCAAAAAATACTGGGATTGCAGGACTTAACGCACCATAGTTGGTCTGAAATGGAGTTTCGATGGCGGTTCGGACAGATTGATAGTTCATTTTATTTTTTCAAAAACACTTTTAAAGGTGCTTTCTATTTCTTTTTGCATTTTACCTCCAGCAGCATATTTGGGAAACCAGTCTAGTTGGGCAGTTTGTAAATTAGGACCCTCTTTATCTAAGTTTTTCATACCTCTGGTGTCTCCTGGAAATCTAACTCCTGACTTAGTTTGTTTTAGAGGTTCTTGGTCTATTTCCCCTCTTGCGTCAAAAGGTACTGCGTCTATTGCCTGTTCTGCGTATTCAGCGTTATTTCCGATAAAAAATTTGGATACTCCTGATGCCAACACTCTTTTCACTCCACTTCTAGGCGGTAGTCCTGAGAATCTTATTGGTACAGGATTTCCTTCCTGTCTGCTTCCATCTGCAATTATTCCGTAACCTTTACTTTCTATAAACCAAGAGTTAGAGAAGTAACCTGTCCATCTTGGACCTAGTTGTTGAAGGGAGTCTGCCACTTCTTCGGTGGCACGGGCAGGAGCGGTATAGCTTACAACTTCGGCTACCTGATTTATTTTTCTTATTAGTTTGGGAATTTCGTTTATAGCCATTATTGTGGTCGTGCCAATACTGTATGAAGAATGGGTTGGTCGCCTCTGGATGTTTTTACATCTACTATTCTCGCCACTTTAGTTGCTCCTGCTTCTGTGTATTGTATGCGATCTCTACTGGTTGGGAAATAGTTTCCTAGTTCTGCGTTACCAAATATTACCTGTAGATCTGTTGTCTGGGATGTTGATTGAAACTCTGTTGCCGTGACGCTGGTTATCAATGCTTTCATGGATACGTTTGTGTCCGATCCACCAACTTCACCTGTTGTTGCGTTGTAGGTTTGAGTTGTTGCAGCTTTTATGTAAGTTACGTCTATGCCGAACTGGTTTAGTAACTGCGCTGGTAATGTCTTAAATGTATCGTCTACAAATGACATATTATCCTCTTACGACTCTCATTTGGAAAGATCCTGCTCCACCAATCATATAAGCTCCAAGATAACTTTGTAACCAAGGGTAAACATCCATAATATTATTAACAGAACCAGTGCCTTGACTAGCAGTGTTATATTTTACTTCCAAATCACCTAGCTTTGCTTGTGCAATATTTCCATTTGTTCCTACATTTCCTGTCATTGCGTCTGTATCATTTGCTAAAGCTTTAGCTAATTCGTATTGTGCATATTTAATATTATTTGGAATTGTTGTACAGGCTAGTTCTACATCATCTACCTGATAATTATTTCTAGGAAACTTTAATGCCTGATTTTGGTCACATCTATCTCCAAAGAATACAAAGCTATCAATCCATCTTGTAGCTGCTATTAATGCTCTGTTTTTTTGGTCAACAGTTTTATCATCCCAAGTTGTTGAATCTGGAACTGTTTCAAAGTATGTATTAGCTTCTGCCAAGGTGACATAGCTATTTGCAGTAGCACTTGATAATGTTGCTGTTATAGTAGCTGCCACGATCCAAAAAGTAATTTAGTTTTATTGTAGCGTAAAGAAAAAACCCCACCAATAATTGATGAGGTTTAACGACCACCTACAGCTTAATTATAAAATTAATATGTTGAAGTGTCTAGAGGAGAGTTAACTGTTAACTGAACTAATGGAATCAAGTCAGCATCGTATGTAAGAGCCCACTTGTTAGCTGTTGCTAAGTTTGCATTAGTTGGGTTGTCATCAGCAACATTCCACTTAGTACCCATAACGTGATAAGCACTGTGATAGTCAACAGACATAACATCTTGCTTAGAAAGAATGTTTCTTTCAGCTTCGATTCTTAGTGCTTGCTGATTACCCTCAAGA